CAGGTTCGCTTAATCATTCGTTGACCTCCTCAACGCCTTGATACACTCCGACTTTCGTGTATTTCACGTCAAACACGCCGTCTTTGTCGGCGTATTTTATGAGCCTATCTCCGACCCACAGCTCGACTTTAGATACGGCGAGTCTGCCGGTTTGCGAATGTGCCGCTACCCTCTCGTGGAATATTCTCAACGCATCGAGCATGTCGCCGGTGACGTATAGAGAAGGATCTTTCGGGGTGCGTCGTATGACTTTTACCGTGATGTCTTCAGTCATTGTTGCCTCCTCTCTTTTTTGTAGTAGCAATCATGGCAGAGAATTCCCTTATGCTCAAACGACAATAATACCGAGAGGTCGAATATCTTTTTTCTGCAACCCACGCAATAGCAAAACATCGGTATGCCGCTTGGTTTGATTGCGTTCTTCATTCCCTCACCCTCCTTATCTGATGCCTTTTCACCCACTTCCTGTCGCTCAGGAAGTATTCGTACCCCTTCCCGTTGTGCCTGAAGTTCAGCACGACGCACTTCTGGCCGTTGTGGATAACTTTCGTACCGCGCTTCAAGAGTTTCAAGTTTTCTATTGCTTGCAGTTCTGTATTCTCCATAGTCATCTCCCCTCACATCCCCATAGCCCGGACTTTCTCGAACATCCGGGTGTAATTTTCGATGTCGTCCAGTGTCTCGTCAGCGGGCCCGAAAAACTCATCGGGATCGACACGAAGAGCCCATGCCAGCTTCTCGCACACGGCCCGTCTGGGGACGAGGTGGTTGCATTCCATCCTGGACAGGCACACCGGGGAAATGCCTGCGCGAGAAGCCAGTTCGCGTTGCGTCAGACACTTCTCCTCTCTCAGAATCCTCAGTTTCTCGCCGTTGAAGTCGATCATTTCTCGCATTTGCTCCCTCCCTCATGCCTCCGAGAATTCAATTTCGACTCTCGGATTTTCTTTGTCGTAGCCCACCAGTTGAATTCTGGGCATGACATAGAAGTCATTCTCGTACACGAAGCCTTCCATGACATCCAACAGAATCTTGATCGTATTGTGGCTGTCTCTCCGACGGAGATCGGGCATATAGAACTTCATGTCGGCATACAGCCACGTTTCTTTCGTCATCTTCCAACCCTGATCTACACATTGTTTGCGAGTCAAGAGCCCGGCTTCTGTGTACCAGGCTCTCGCTTTCGCGTCCATCGCTCTCTTGGGGCCGACATACATATGGTTGACCGACGGCGGTATCGGCAATGTCAGTTTCATGGCAACACCTAGAATGGCGGTTCGTCGTTCGGCACATCGTCACCGAACGAGACTTCAGCAGTCTCCGGTTTGCCAAACGCTTCTTCGTCTGTCATTTCACCATTGCCAGCCGCCTTCTTCGTCTCCATGAACCGGACGTTGTTTGCAACTACTTTCGCCGCTGTTTTCGTCTCACCGTTCTTTTCGTACTTCTCAATCCTTAGCTGACCCTCAACGAGAACGAGCCGACCTTTCACGAAGTAGCTGCCTATGAACTCGGCTGTTTTCCCGAACGCGACGATATTCACGAAGTCAGTCTCGTCGTTCTTCCCCCTATCGACCGCGAGTGAAAACGTCGCTATCTGTGTGCCGCTGGTGGCAAACTTGATCTCCGGGTCCCTGGTGAGCCTGCCCACTAGAACCACGTGGTTATACGAGATTCCCATCTATCGCCCCTCCTCCATCACATACTTTCCGTTTCTGAGCCCAGAACTGCCGAAACCATTCTCTCCGCGATCAGTTTCATCTCCCGGTTCCCCTTTGTGGTAGTACACCGTCGTGTCTATCCTCGCCGTGATGAGCTGAATAATTCTATCCCCGCGTTTGAACTTCATAGTCTCGTCCCCGGTGTTGATTAGCAGCGCCTTGATTTCGCCGCGATAGCCGGAGTCGATAACACCTCCAAGGCTCATGATTCCCTTGCTCGCGAGGCCACTTCTGTCTTTCAGGAGTCCGACGAATCCAAACGGGATTTCGGCTTTGACTCCCGTGCGGACCACCTTCAATTCTTTCGGTGGCAGTTCGATGTCTTCTGAAGTCTTCAGGTCTACTCCCGCGTCGTCGAAATGTGCGCGCTCTGGTTTCAAATCTTCATCTGTGAAATAAACAATCATTCCTTTTCCTCCCCTCCGACTATCATCCAGTCTGGATCAGTCTTGCGAACTTTCATATACGCATCGTGCATACTCACGGCTTCGACTTCCTTGTATCTCACCTTCGTACCTTGCTTGAGTTTGATTATGTATGTCATACAGCATCCCTACTCATCGAGTTTTCCCGAAACAACATCGGCCCACTTCTTGCCCAGGACCACTCGCCATTCTTCGAGTGTGAAGTCTTCGAGATCCTTCCCAAGTCCGCGAGCTTCCTTGAGGATTTCCTTGTTGTCTTTTTGGGTTATCCACCTGAAAGCCCTTCGCATAGCGAAGAAACGGCCACATCCGACATAATCGAATTTCAGCTTTCCATCTATGACCTGCGCTTGAGCGCCTATCCCTTTATACTTGCAGCTCTTGAGAGAGACACAATGCCACGTGCAATGGTAGAGATACTTGTATGCGTCCTGAAATCTCCATACCTCGCCACGGGTGATGGATTTTACTTCTCCGCCTTTTATTTCCAGCTCTTGAAGAGCTTTATTCAAAGCGTCTAATGTCTTCTGCTCAACAAGCAACTCAGGCTGTAATGTTTTAACGAGTTCACTAAGTGCGCTCAGCCTTGAGTCGTCTGATGTTTTCAATAATTGCCCTACGTTCTGCATCAACAGTCACCTCCCTGTTGTCGTATTTTCCTTCGAGAATCTTGAGAAAGTTTCCCTGTTTAGTTATCCATTCAAGGTCTGCAATGAAAGGTTTAGAGCGGTTCCCGGTAGGTTCCACGCGTCCGGTTAGAAAATCGGAACTCTCGACACGCGTAAAGAATTCCTGCCAGAATTCCCATTCGGGGTATTCTTTCCATCTTGCCTTCAGTTGTGCCTTTCTAGCTGTGGAAAGGGCTTTAATTCTAGGAAGAGAGGCACATATAGAATGATAAAGTTCAACAATTTTCTGATAAGGAATCTGCGTAGCTGCGTCAACTTGTTGACGTATATATATATCTCTTTCTTTATCTTTATCTATATCTATATCTAGGTGCGTCACTGTGACGTATTGTGACGCGTCACATTGTTCAATTTTTGAACTATTGTTTGGACTATTATTGCCGTCCGGCAATTCCTTCAATCTCTCTCTGTACTTTCTGGTGCGGAGTTTAGTCTGTTCTCGAATTTTTTCAAGCCCCTTGATGTTCTGATGCTTCTCCCAGTTGAGTATTATTACCCCGTTGCTATCTATGTCTATCATTTCGAAGTCTTGCATTGTCTTAAGACCCAGTTCAACTGTGGACTGTGGGATATGGGAAATAAGCGAAAGCATCTGAACTGTATAGGGGACGTTTTCTTTGAAGTATATGTAGCCATTATCGTTTATCTTTCCGGCCAGAACCAGTAGAAATATCCAGAGAGTCAAGAGAGAGTCACCATTAGGCATATTGCGAAGGAAAACAATCTTTTCATCCGAGAACAAGTCAGTGCTTACCTTAATCCATTTGACATCACTCAATATCCATCACTTCCTTTGAAAAAGCCCGCCCCGTTTCCGGGGCGAGAAATGTGAAGCTATACCGTCGCGTTCTGAACCTCTATGAGTCTCTGCTTGAGTTTCGAGTAGAGCTCGCGGCACTGAGAGTATCTGAGCTGTTTCCGAGACTCGACACCGAAGAACTCTTGAAGAAGCTCAACCTTCACAGTCTCGACGCCGGTCTCGGCTTCGTGCGCGAGCTGGTTAAAAAGGCTGTCGGTTGAAGAGAGTATTTCGAGCCGTTTTTTCTCGGGCAGCTCGTCGAGCATGGGATCTTCGACCTCTACCGTTTTTTCTTTCTTGGGTTCTTTCTTGGGTTCTTTCTTGGGTTGTTCTTTTGGAGTCTCGGCTGGATTCTTCTTTGAGCCTTCCAACTGGTAGGGCTTGCTGGGTTTCTCTTTTGGAGCGTCGTCGTTTTCGGGATCGTCGCCGGTAGCGACCAGGAAGGTCTTCATCAGGAAGTATTTTGTACAGCCCGTGTAGGCTTTGTAGAAGCCTTTGTCGCCCTTGTCGATACCCTCGCCGAGGAAGACGGATTCGATGGAAGAACCGTCGTCGGCGTCAATAAGCCTGAACAACATCTTGACTGTGCTGAGCATCCCGTCCTTCTCAGTCGGGACTTTGCTGGTTTCAAGTACGGTTGATGTGAACGCCACACCTTCCTCTGCCAATATTGGCCGGATGTGGTCGGTAAGGTCGGCCTCGGTCACGTAGTCGTAGTTAAAGAACTTGTTTTTGCCGTTCTTTGGGACACGCGATATTTTCTCCATTACTTTAGCCATTTTTTTGAATATTCCCGGTACTGGTTCGCCCATTTCATTACCTCCATCTCATCTCCTCGGCCAGGTTGACCCAGCTCGGGGATAGAAGTTCGTGCAAACATCTCATAGGGTAGTCGCGCATTGGCTGGCGGTTGTATTCGATGTTCTCCGGTGGCCGAGGCTGGATGAAGTTTCTCGCCTCAAGCGTCCCGTAGCCGTCGGCCTGCATGGCCTTGATGAGAGCCTCGGCTTCCTGCCAGCTTTCACAAGTGGCGAGGCGGTTTCCCGCCCCGTCGAAGATGAAGACTTCCATAATCCTGCCTCCGTGTGATATACTTTCTTCGAATAGTTCTAACTGGCCGCTCGGCAAAGCGGCTTTTTTCATACCGCAACTCTCGAAGGCTTTCCGCTTGAGCGATACCGAACGCCATTGATGTACCACTGGACGTCGAACTGGTTCCTCACGGCATCTTCCCAAACCTTCATTGCCTGCTGGGTGCTCGAACCTTCGTACAGCGGGTACTCGTTGCTGATGATCTCGTGGTACGGTCTCTCCCTCTTCATCTCTTGCCTCCCTAAAAAGACGGCGGAGGCTACATGCCTCTACGCCGTCGTGTTTCGTCCACTACTTATCGAACTGTGATATGCGCCCGGAAACCCATCTGAAACCGGACGCTGCCAGCGGCATAGCCGCAAGTGGAGCCTCCTTTCATGATTTTTGGAACTGATTGTTTCCGACTGCCAGCCGCGATGACTGGCAGTGAGAAAGAATCAGTCTTCTGCTTGCTGGACGAGTTCTTCTACTTCTGTTACCTGACACAGCTTTTCTGTTGCTGCCTCGGTGAGCATTACGGCTTGCCGCTTGTGATATGCAACGGCAAGGTCAAAGGCTTCGGCTTCAGAAACCAATTGCTCTTCACGGTAATAATTTCCGTTGTCTGTTTGGTAGAACCTTTTCCCTTTCTTGATTTCGATTACTTTTACTGCCATTCTTTCAACTTTTCCGTTCTCTGCGTCGTACACTGGGCATACAATGTCACCAATTCCGAACTTCACTTCAATACTTTTCATCTTTCCCCTCCTTTCTATCTCGCTTTCTCACTTCAAAAATTGAGCGCCGGACACATTCCGACGCCCGAACATAGATTTAGGAGGTCCTCCTTTCTTGAGTTTTTGGTGCTATCTTCGTTTCTCGCTTGAAAAACCGCCAGCAGGGTCTCAAGCTGCCAGCGGAAAGGGAGTTTGCACAACACAAGGAGGTGTTTCGCAGGTCGGGTTATCTTTTCATTACGGTTTCAAGATTATCGACAATGCCTTGTAGGCGTTCTGGTCTGAAGAGCCGGGCTTTGCCATATCGTGCGTCGGGCTTGATGTTGTACTGGTTTATCAAGCCGTTCAACATATATGGGTCAATCCCGTTCTTTTTCGCAAACGCCGTGGCACTGATCAACATTGTGCTTTCCACGTTTATCACTCCTTTCGATTGATATAAAAAAAGGCACTCAACCGAGTGCCCTGCAATAAAAAAAGCGGGATACCCTCGATTCAGCGGCTTTCTCTTGCTGAACCAAGAGCATCCCGCTCTTGATTCACCACCGTCCCGGTGGTTTACTTTATGCTACCTTGAGATGGGTTCTCCGTACAGTT